TGCCAAGGGAGATGGTCCCCACGTTTATACTTACGGCCAGAGAACTTCAGGTAATCCATCCCCGGAGGAGTGGCCCTTACGAATACAGGTTGGTCAGTTTGAATGTCAAATTGTCGGGTCATTATTTCTTACCTCTTGAGGAAGGGCAGGGACCGAAGCCCCCACCTTAGTCTTATCAATCGATGATGGTGTTGAAGAATACACCCATTTCAGTGCCTACAACCTTCATGTCGTAAGCCATCACTGCATGGAGTTCTTCAGCAATACCTTCGATAGCCAGATATTCACCAGTGTAGCTACGAATTTCCACACCATACCCCGAAGAGTTGTCCAGAGTGGACCATGTGAAGTTGTAGCCAGCAGCAGGGACCATCAGGCCGGGAGCAGCAGGTGAGTAGTAGAGAGCAGCCTTCTTAGTGTTGATGAAAGCGTTGTTCTCATCCAGACCAGCTTTACCAGTGTTCTCAATCGCATCCGACACCAAGAAACGGCTAACCTCAAAGATTTCAGCCAGTTTAGCATCAGTCACCAGAGCCGTATCCGACACAGTAGCACCACCACTCAGGCGGGACAGGATGTCAGGGTGGTGAACCAGCGTATCACGAACATCACGAGTGACAACCATCACGTTAGGACGGAAACCACCAGAGGCCAACTGAGCAGCACGTTTAGCTTCAGTTACGTCAATGATTGGGGTGGAGTTCTCGTAGTCATCCCACTGACGGACTTCACTACCGGGAGTAGGTGAACCAGAGACACCAGCGTATTCAGTGTCCCAAACACCATTGGTGAAGTAGGTGGAGGCCCAACGCTTTTCACGGTCAATCATCATCTGCATGGTCAGCATACGGGATTGAGCCGAACGAATATCCAGAGCCGTATCTTCGTTGGCAAGAGTCTGGAAGTCAAAGTCGGTAGCCAGTGCCCGCACTTCAATAGCGTAGCTATCTGTGGACAGAGACATACCAACACGCTCAGGACGGGTGCGAGGGCCAAGAGGCTTCACATTGCCGGAACGGTTGAAGTCTTCACGGTTGTAGATGTAATACTTATCTGTCTGCTTTGACACAGGGACATTAGGGAACACTTGGTCCGCAATGAAGCCAGTGGTGGATTGCAGATAAGCAATGGTGAGGTTGGTAAGTGGCTGGTCGATATGGACCTGAGCCGGAGTCAACATAGGCATATTTTAATTCCTTATCCTATATGATTAAGCAGCAGCGTTGCCGCCCTTGAAGAAGTCAACCGTAATCAGTTGGCCTGCAACAGCAGCTTCAGCAGCCTTGCCTAGAACGATGTCAGCAGTGTCAGCAGCAACTACAACGCCATTAGCGCCAGCAGCAACTTCAGCACCAGCAGTGATTTCTCCACCAGCTTCTACGATGACACGACCAAATACAACAACAGTGGCAGCACCACCGCTTGCAGGGTCATTGATGATTACACCGTCAGCAGCTTCACCAGCACCCGTCAGGGTAACACCAGTAGCACCAGCAGTGACGAAACGAAATTGAGCCTCGGACAGGTCTGCACCTGCAACATAGGTCTCACGGATTTGAGCGCCTTGAGTCGCCATGATTAGTCTTCCTTCTTGTAGAATGTTTTGTTGATGAGGTCTTTACCCTCTTTGGTTTTAGAAACCTCTGTGAAAGCGGCTTCCTTGGTGATCTTCTTCTCTTCAGCAGTTGCCTTTACGAGAGCATCCAGCTTTGCTTTGGGGTCAGACATATCACCATCTGTATCGGTCTTACCGACTTCCTCAGTCATCTTACCAAACAGGGCATCAGCAGCTTTAAGGGCCTTCAGTTGGTCTTCCGAGAGGTCCAAGCCCATAAACGACTTAGCTACAGCCTCATCGAAATTAGGGAGGGTTTCTTTGGCCTTCTGAACCAACACAGCATCCTTCTTAGCCACTTCAGCAGCTTCCAGAGCCTTGAGGACAGGGGCAGGGATAGCAGACTTAGCAACCATCTCACCATCTACGTCAATCATTTCTTCAGGGGCTTTCTTCTCAACACCCTCAGCAGTGATTTTGTAGCCTTCATCCAGAAGGGCTTTACGCAGACGCTCATTCTCGTCTTTGATCTTCTTAGTTTCCATGTCGGTTTCGTATGCTTTCTTTGCTTCCTCTTCGGACATACCTTTGTCCATATAAGGCTTTAGCTTGGCCTTCATTTCTTCACTCATTGTGGATTCCTTTTCCTTCTCTACGTCACGGCATTTAATGATAGCAACTTTTGCTAATGGATCATCCCCAGCCATGACCAAAGAGACTTCATCCAATTCAAGATTATACAGTTCTGTTGTCATTACAGAGACCTTTTCAATGCACGTCCACCAATAGAGAAAGACGTTAACTCACCATCCTGAACCTTCTTAAGAGTGGCTTCACTGGCAACAACACCAATGATCCACCCCTCACGTTCAGTTTGGATTCCTAAAGCATCAGCCAGTTCCTTAGTGACGGGCAGAGAACCAACAATGTCCCCCTCCTTAGCACCTTGGTGGTTGACCTTTGCTGTCCTACTTTTAAGCATGAAATTCGTGGAGGCTTTAACCAGAGTGTCGGGACTTACCCACTCACCACTATGGTCCAGCATGTTCTCACCTTTTTCAGTGCTTACATATGCCCATCCCCAAATCACCTTGGCGTCCATATCTGCCTTGAGGATTGGAGACACCATCTCTACGTCAGTGGTTTCTGACATTTATTCATTTCCTTGTTGGTTCATGTTTTGTTCTGCTTGCAATCTGGCTTGTTCCTCATCCCTACGTCTTTGTAGGATGATAGCGTCCTTGTCTGTGTCGTAAGGAAGCTTTGCCATTTCCATCAGTCGTCCAACAGTTTCGGGGTGTTCAACGATTGGAAGGTCTGCACCATTCAAGTTACGGATGAATGCACCAAGTTCTTTAAGATCATAAGGAGCAATGTCACCAGCTTTAAGCTTAGGCATCAGAGCAGGGTCTAGTCCGTTCAGTGCCCATAGAGGCTCGATAAGTTGCTTATTAAGGCCCTCGAACAATACATCTAAGTAGGACTCAAGGGAACGAAGGAAGAGGTCTGTTTTGGACTGTGAGAGAGCGTAAGAGCCATTAGCACCACCCCCCAACATCAACAACTCAGCCAACAAAGAACGGGCAATGTCATGTTGGTATCTACGAATAACAGGGTCTATATCAATATTACGACTTCCGTTAGACGTGATGAGTTCTAGGTCCATAAGGCGATTAGGTGTAGGCTTACCATCCTGATCTGTATATACATCAGAGGGGAGAAGCCCGTAGCCTTGTTCATTCAGCTTGAGGTCACGTAGGATAGTTTCAAACTGTGCGCGTAGGGACTTTTGACTGTCTGTAGCATCAGGAGAGAGATACTCAGCAGGAATGCGACCAATAGGAACACCATGCAATTCCCTTTCAATGGCTATCACTTCAATTTCTTGTAAACGCTTTAGATATGTGTAGGGAACATAAGCGTTACGGAGAATAGAACGTCCAGAAGGGTCATTATTAATGTTGGTGGTCTTGTAGTGAATAAGCTTATTGACGGGGATGGTGGAAGGCCCATCAGCAGTGAAACTTACGTCTTGCTTAACGCCAAGGAACTCACCACTCTTTGTATCAATGTCAAACTGATTGATAGTCCATTGGGCACGAGAAGCTATCTTCCTTACGCCCATACGTCCATCAGTGTACTTAGAATGTTTTTTCTTGTTTGTTGGATTACGTCCAGACCTACGCTTATACACCACTTCAAAAGAAGCAAAGCCATAAGTGAGGAACGACAAAGCCTCTGAAATATGGTCGTCAAAGGAGTGTTCCATATCAGCCAACACTTCTTCAACAAACTTGGCTTCAGCCTTAGCAGCATCAGAATCGTCAGCAGGCATCACTTTGTAACGATTATCCCGTAACACTTGCTCTACAGCATACATTACAGCGCCAATAGTGGAGTCATTCGACCTCATTTCTTTAAAAGTTTTGATAGCCCTGCGGCCCTTTAACTCTTTAAGAAACTCATCAGCTTGGATAGTACCGTACCTAGTATTTGTACCCCCTTGACCCAATTCGATTTTGGAAGAAGGTTCAGAGAGTATCCGTGACATCTAATTTATTACCTTTACTGAAGTTTAGGTCTGAGGGGAGTAGTTGTAGATTCCAAGGTACATGCAGCCCACATACATTTTTACCTTGTAGGGGGACTATATGGTCTACGTGATAATCTTCCCCTGATACCGACCTTAAATCTGTAGCCATCCAAAAAATATTATCAATCTCTCTTTTGTGAGCCTCTGTCAACCAATCTGGTGTAGCTGACTTAATAGCTGCCCTACGTTTGGAAGCATACATAACCGACTTGTGAGGATTAATCTCCCTCCAAATTTTAACCTTATGTAAGTAGTAGTCCTTGTTGTTATGATAATGCTTTTTAACAGCCGCCCTGTTCACCTCTGGATTTTTTTTGTTGTATTCAGAAGTTTTTTGTATTACATTTTCTCTATTTTGCTGGTAGTAATCTTTATACCTTGCCTTGTCACAGGCTTTACAAGTATGCCAAAGACCCCCCTTATTACGCGGAGCCTTATAAAAGTTACTTATATCTTGGGGTTCTTCAGTAACAACACAACTTTTCCCTTTAAACCCACGACAGGTTTTCTTTGCTTTTGGGTCTGAAAGGGGGGTCATGTTTTATACCTTAGTTGTTTTATTCGGGCCATGTAATCTGTGGCAGGGAAGCTGTTAAGTCTTCGGGAGTTT